CCTATCCCCCTGTGTGCCTTGGCAGTCTCAGCCTCTCTATGGGCAGTCGGTGATCGGCAGCGCGCTCCAGCGTGAGCACGCGGGCGGTGGCCTGGGCCAGCGCGCTGGCGGCGGTGCTTTTGTTGGTGGCCGCCGCCTGCTGCAGCGCGGCGATGCTGGCATCCTTACGCCAGCCCTGCGCCGTCCAGCCCGCGATGGCGCCGCACAACAGACAGGCGGCCAGCGGGCGCCAGGTGGTGGCGGTCACATGGCCACCCGTTCCTTGATCCAGCCGAACAGGAAACGGCGCTGGGTCTTGTTGGCTTCCGTGATTTCGAGGTAGCGCGCAGCCTGCAAGCCGTTCAAGGCGCGTAGCAGCACGGTGGCGCCGTCCTGGCCGCGCCATGTCAGGAAGGTAGCCAGCGCGCCCAGCGACTGCGCGCCAAGGCGGCCATCGACGAACAAGGCGGGATAGCGCGCGCCCGTGTCGTTAAAACCGTTCAGCCAGCGCTGCAGGAACTCGGCCGCGCGGTGCGGTCCCATGTTCACGCCCGTGTCGATCACTTCGGCGCCGATGCCGGCGTGGATTGCCAGCACCTGGTCGAACTTCGGTTCCGTGATGTAGCGCGCCGTGTAGATGGCGCGCGCCACCGATAAAGGCAGCTTGCGCATCGGCCCCGTGTAGCCGTTGGCGCGCGCCACCGCCACGGTGATGCCGTAATTGGTTTCGCCGCCTTTGTCTTGCGGGTCGTTCACGTAGCCGCCTTCGGCGCGCAGGATGGCGTCGATGGTGCGCGCGACCAGCGGGTTTTCGGTGGTGGCCATCATTGTTCCTTCGCGTCTTTAACCAGTTCGGCGATGTCCTTGTCGCTGCGGCGCTGGAACCACAGGGCCACGGCGCGCGATACCCACCAGCCGGGCGCGCCGACGATCAGATCGATGGCGGAAGCGTTGACCATGGCGCCGATGGCGGGGAGCTGGGCGCACAGCAGCTGATACGCGGTGCCGCCCAGCAGGCACGAGAAAACGCCGGCGCAGGCCAGACGGGCGACGAATTCGCCCTTGTTGAAGGTGCCGTCGCTATTTAACGGCGGCAGCACGATGTACAGCATGGCCGCGCCGACCATGCCCAGCGCCGCCTTGAAGCCATACAGTTTGACCAGGGTGGCGAAACCACCAAACGATTCTGCGGACATTGCTTGATTCTCCGGGGTGAGGGGTGAGAGATTTTTCATGATGGATAAAGGGTGGATTGCTGCGTTAATCCCATAGCTGCACAAGATCGGCTGCAGCCACCTGGCCTGTGCTGGGCGCCGGCTCGGGCAGGGTGACGACCAGGCCCGCCGGCAGCACGGCGCCGTGGCGCGCCAGTGCGGGATTCATTTCCAGGGTGTGCTCGACGTATCCCGCGCCGTCGCCCAGGTAGCGCCACACCAGGGCGTCCATCGTGTCGTGCTGCTGGGTGCGCACCTGCATCAGATCAGCTCCACGGTGAGGTGCGTGCGGCCGACCATATCGGCGATGGCCCATTGCGCATTGCGCCGCTGCGCGCCGGGTGCATCGTCCAGCCACTCCATGCTTTTCTTGTCGCTCACGGAGGTGGCCGTGCTGTCGTAGTCGCGGTAACGCTCGATCAGGTCGGCCTTCGCCGTGCTGTAGACGGCGCGCCGGTACTGCGCCAGCAGGCGGGATTCGCGGTTGATGCGCGCGGCCGGCACGTCCACCAGGGCGGTGATACCGGTAGCGGCCTGCTTGCCCTGCCAATCGGCCAGCTCGCGGTTGACCTGCAGGATGGCGTCCACCACGGCTTGCACCAGGCGCGCGTCGGTGACGGTGCCGTCCAGACGCATGGCGTCGCGCATATCGGTGAGCAGGATGTCGGGAAACCAGCCGTCGTTCTCGATGATGCCGGGGGCCGGCGCCGGCGGCGCGGGCGTGGTGCCGGGCGGGGTGGATGGGGGCAGGGCCATGAAGGACATACGGGCGCTTTCAAAGAATAGGGCGGTGGACGGAGTTCATCAGGTCAAAGATATGACCAGAATCCCCCCGTGCCGCCGTGCTGCGGGGGATGCTCTTTACGTGGAACCGACCGCGCGCTTCAGGCGCCGCTCCAGCCGTTCCATATCTTTCTTGACGCCGCACGACTCGGACAAAGCACGCGCGCGTTTCAACTGGGCCATGGCCATTTCCGCTTGTGCCACCAGCGCCGGGGCGATGTCGGTATCGTCGGCTTGGTCCAGCACGGCGATCATGGCCAGGCCGATGGCCTTGTGCAGCTTGGCGCGCGCCTGGTCGGGCGCATCGCTGGCGGCTGTCAGTTCTTCGACGCGCCCCAGCACCTGGGCCGCGTGCTGCGGGTCGCTGGCCAGCTTGCCGTGCAAATAGCCTTCGGCGAACTCGTCCAGCATCAGGGTGGCGATGTCGCGGCTGTAGCCATCTGGCAGGGTGAACTTGTGCGCCAGCGCGTATTCGGCCATGACCAGGGCGCGCTCGTACTCGCCCGTGTCGATGTGCCACACCAGCAGGGTGGCGAAGACGTCATCCTGCGCGCCCTTGCCGCCGGCCAGTACGCCGTCGATCCATTGCGCATAGTCTGGCAGCAAGGTGGCCTTGACTTCGATCTTGCGTTCCACGGACTGGATGGACTTCAGGCGGCGCCGGTCGTCGGCCAGCTTGTAGAGCATCAGCTCGTAGGCCGTGCCGGTGGTCACGCCCTGCGGCGCGGCGGCGCCGGCCGTGCGCTCGGCCAGCATGCGCGCGCGGTGACGCAGGGCGGGGGATTGATTGGCCATCATTTGTCTTTCAGCTCGATGTTCTCCACCAGCGCGGCCAGGCCCAGGTCTTCGATCACGTAGGCGTCGTTCGACGACTCGTAGTTCTCGATGCGGTCGCGCTTGGGCACGTCCTCGACGCGGCGGCGGCGCGCGCCTTCCTGGAAGTAGATCGACAGATTGTCGAAGCGGGTAATCAGGATGGCGTTGTCCGGGAAGAAGGGCACGCGCGCCGCCGGCAAGCCGCCGATGCGTTTCTGGCTGATGATGATGTCGGCCGCCAGGGTTTCCGTGGGCGCCTGCTTGGTGTTGACCAGCGGGAAATACTTGTCGTTCAACAGCTTGCGCCCGACGATGGCCACCAGATTGGTGTCTTCCTGATACCAGGGGTCCAGCAGGTTGACGGCATCCGTCACGGCCGCGTCCAGGTTGGCATAGTCGGCGCCGTCCACGTCGCCGATGATGACCTTGCCCGGCATGCCGCTGGCCACCAGGCCCAGCACGCGCTCGGGCGCCAGCTCGCGCAGGTGCTGCAGCCAGCCTTTGTTCACGTCCTGCAGCAGCGGATTGGCGTCCAGGTCGGTGTCGGCCATGGCCTTCACGCCGTTGAAGCCGATGACGATGCGGTCGAGCGCCTGGCGCGTCAGGATGGCATTGGCCACGCGCGATTGAAAATCGGGGAACTTGGCCCAGGCGTCCAGCTTGGCATAGTTCAAATGCGTGTCGAAGTTGGTCTGCTCGCAGCGGTATTTGGTGCCGTCCAGGGTGGACAGGTCGCGCGTCTTGCGTTCCTTGTCCTTGGTGTTGGTGCGGCCGGCAATCGGGCCGGACACGCCCAGGCCCAGCTTTTCGCCTTCCTGCTCGGTCACGCCGATGATGTTAACTTTAGACAGGAACTCGCTCGATTCCTGCATCTTGTTTTCCAGCTTTTGCTGCACGCTGGGCGTGACGCTGAAGGTCTTGGCCACGTTGTCCGTGTCGTTCAGTTGGCCCAGGCGGGTTTCATACTGGCCAAAGACCTGGCGCGTGTGCTTTTTCATAAATCAGTGCTCCGTTGTTGAATGGGGTGATGTGGAGGGCGAGGGCGCTTAAAACTCGGTCTGCACGGCGCCGTCGTTGCCTGTGGCGGCCGGGCGGCGCGGGCCGTTGCCGGGCGCCTCGTCCATCTGCGCCTTGAAGGTGGCCAGCTCGTCCTGCGTCGCTTTCTGCGCTTTTTCCGCGGCATCGAGGCGCTTGAGTGCGTCGGCATAGTTGTCGTTGGCGGTGACGACGTGGCCGGCCAGCGCTTCCACGGCTTCGCTGATGTCGGCGAACTGCGCCGCGTCGGTGCCGGATTTATGCGAGAAGCGCGACAACAGGTTCTTCACGGCGTCGGCCAGCTTGATGCCCTGTGGCTCTTCAAATTCCAGCGTCACCTCGACGGCGGACGTGAACAGGTTGTCGGATTGCTGCTTGCGGCCGGCGGAGAATTTCAGCGCTTCGGTGCCCAGGCTGGCCGGGCTGTCGGTCACGCCCAGGCCGACCAGATAGGGCTGCGCCGAGTCGGCAAAGTCGGGCTGAATTTCCAGGCTGGTGTACAGCTTCTGTTTCGCCTTGTTGATGGCCACCAGCTCCGGCGTGGGTTCGATCTGCGCGAACAGGGCCAGTTTTTTGCCGCTGTCGGTGTCTACCTCTTCGGCTTTCACGGCGATCACGTCGCCGTAGGCCTTGAACTGGCTGTCGGGCAGGATGCCGCGAATGTGCTCCAGCCAGATGCGCGCGCCGTAGGTTTTCGGGTTGTAGGTGGCGGCGATCTGCTCGATGGTGGCGCGGTCGATGTTGCGGCCGTCCGTGGTGGCGCCTTCGGTGGCGACGCGGAAAAATTTCGATTTGGACATGGTGGGCGTTCTCGGTTGATCGGATAACGCCATGGTCAACGTCTTGGCGCCGCGATTCAATGCGGTGCGGGTTGCTATGGGCCATAGCGACTTTTGCCTTTCCCCGCTCCGCGCGCGCGCGGCCTACGCTGGCGGCATGCTGACAATTGAGAAAACAAGCGAACAAATCGTCGATGGAATCATCTGCGAACTGGCCGTGCCGGAATCCGAGCCGCGCCGTGCCGCGCGCGCCCTGTACTGGAAGGGCTGGCGCATTTCGTCCATCGCCCGCCACCTGGGCATCAAGCGCAGCACGATCAATAGCTGGAAAGAGCGCGACGAATGGGACAAGGCGCAGGCCATCGAGCACGTGGAAGCGTCGGCCGAGCTGCGCCTGGTGAAGCTGATCGAAAAAGAGGTCAAGAGTGGCAGCGATTACAAGGAGATCGATCTGCTGGCGCGCACCATCGTGCAGATGGCGCGCGTGCGCCGCTATGAGCAGCCGGGCGGCAACGAGGTCGATCTCAATCCCAAGCTGGCGAACCGCAATGCCGGGCCGAAGAAGAAGCCGACGCGCAACGATTTCAGCGAAGAACAGAAAATCCAGCTGCTCGACGCCTTCCAGGATTCGCTGTTCGACTACCAAAAGGTCTGGTATCGCAACGGCGACCAGCGCACGCGCGCCATCCTCAAAAGCCGCCAGATCGGCGCCACCTGGTATTTTGCGCGCGAAGCGCTGGCCGACGCCATGGCGACGGGCCGCAACCAGATCTTCCTGTCGGCCTCAAAAAGTCAGGCGCACGTCTTCAAGCAATACATCGTGCAATTCGCGCGCGAGGCGGGCGGCATCGAGCTGACGGGCGATCCCATCGTGCTGCCGAACGGCGCCCACCTGTATTTCCTGGGCACCAATGCACGCACGGCGCAGGGCTACCACGGCAATTTCTACTTCGATGAATTCTTCTGGACACAGAACTTCCAGGAGTTGAACAAGGTGGCCTCGGGCATGGCCATCCACAAGAAGTGGCGCAAGACGTATTTCTCGACGCCATCCTCGACGACGCACCAGGCCTATCCGTTCTGGACTGGCGAGCTGTTCAACAAGCGCCGCGCCAAGGCGGAGCAGGTGAATATCGACGTCAGCCATGGCCGCCTGTCGTCGGGTTTCACGGGCGAGGACAAGATCTGGCGCCAGATCGTCACGATCTTGGACGCCGAGCGCGGCGGCTGCAACCTGTTCGACATCGACGAGCTGCGCAACTTCGAATACAGCCCGGACCAGTTCGATAACCTGCTGATGTGCAACTTTATCGACGATTCGGCCTCGGTCTTCCCGCTGGCCGAGCTGCAGCGCTGCATGGTCGATTCCTGGGTGGAATGGGACGACTACAAGCCCTTGCTGGGCCTGCGCCCGTTCGGCAACCGGCCCGTGTGGATCGGCTACGACCCGGCCTTGAACGGCGACAGCGCCGGCTGCGTGGTGCTGGCGCCGCCCATGACGGTCGGCGGCAAGTTCCGCATCTTGGAGCGCCACCAGTGGCGCGGGCAGAGCTTCGAGGACCACGCCGAAGCCATCCGCCAGATGACGCAGCGCTACAACGTTGCCTACATCGGCATCGATACCACCGGCATGGGCATCGGCGTGCTGCCCATCGTGCGCGGCTTCTTCCCGGCCGTCACGGCATTGAACTACTCGCCCGAAGTCAAAACCCGCATGGTCTTGAAGGCCAAAAACATCATCAGCAAGGGCCGGCTGGAGTTCGACGCCGGCTGGACCGACATCGCGCAGTCCTTCATGGCGATCCACAAGACCCTCACTCCCAGCGGGCGGCACGTGACCTATGTCGCCGGCCGCAGCGACGAAACCGGCCACGCCGATCTGGCGTGGGCCTGCATGCACGCCCTCGACCACGAGCCATTCGAAGGCACCACCGACAACCACCACTCTTTCATGGAGATTTATTCTTGAGCAAAGCACGACATTTGCGCGCGCGCGGCCGCCAGGCCCAAGGCGCGCCATCACCAGCGACCACGGCACCGGCCGCCGCCGGCATCGAGGCGTTTTCCTTCGGCGACCCGACGCCCGTGCTCGAGCACGCCGACATTCTGGACTGCTTCGAATGCTGGAAGAACGGCCACTGGTACGAGCCGCCCGTCAACCTGGCCGGCCTGGCCAAGTCTTTCAATGCCGGCGTGCATCACAGCAGCGCCATCCACTTCAAGGCCAACGTGCTGACGTCCACCTTGATGCCGACGAAATACCTGTCGCGCGATGGCTTCAAGCGCATGGCCCTGGACTATCTGACCTTTGGCAATGCCTACCTGGAAGACCGGCCCAGCCGCAGCGGCAAGGCGCTGGCGTACCAGCATGCGCTGGCCAAGTACATGCGGCGCGGCGTCGATCTGGACACGTATTTCTTCGTGAACGGCTACCAGGCCGTGCACCAGTTCGACAAGGGCCGGGTGTTTCACCTGATGGAACCGGACGTCAATCAGGAGCTGTACGGCGTGCCGCAGTACCTGAGCGCGCTGCAATCGGCCTGGCTCAACGAGGCGGCTACCTTGTTCCGCCGCAAGTATTACAAGAACGGCTCGCATGCCGGTTTCGTGTTCTACATGACGGACGCGGCCGCCAACACCCAGGACGTGGACAACCTGCGCCAGGCCATGCGCGACAGCAAGGGACCGGGCAACTTCCGCAACCTGTTCATGTACGCGCCGAACGGCAAGAAGGACGGCATCCAGATCCTGCCCGTGTCGGACGTGGCCGCCAAGGACGAGTTTTTCAACATCAAGAGCGTCACGCGCGACGACCAACTGGCCGCGCACCGCGTGCCGCCGCAGCTGATGGGCATCCTGCCGAACAATGCCGGCGGCTTTGGCGCCGTCGAGCCTGCCGCGCGCGTCTTCGCGCGTAACGAGCTGGTGCCGCTGCAGGCGCAGTTCATGGCGATCAATGAGTGGGCCGGCGTGGAAGTGGTGCGCTTCGCCCCGTATGACCTGGCCACGGGCGGGGAGGGCGCAGCATGAGCGACCACATCGACAACACCGACAAGATCATCTTTGCCGAAGTGGCGCGCGGCCTGGCTGCCGTGCGCGGTCGTCCCGCCCTGGTGGCGCACGGCTGCTGTCACTACTGCGACGAGGCGCTGGCGCCCGCGCTGCTGTTCTGCAATGTGGACTGCCGCGACGACTACGAGAAGGAGCAGGCGGCGATGATCCGCGCCGGCCGCGCAGGATGAGCGCCACGCCGCGATAGCAAGCACGGCAGGGCCGCAACAGCCCAGCCGCGCCGGAGCGCCCCAGCCACCCCACAGGCCGCCCACGAGGCGGCTTTTTCACGTCCCGCCGAATGATGTTGCTGATGATGCAAGAAAAAGGCCCGTTTCGGCCCGGCGCGCGCAGTTGTCCCCCCTCCACACCTGCCCGCTATATAGGGCTCTTTTGACTCAAATTTGCGCCATGGCCGAAGGCGCATGAGGACTGGCGTGGCGGGGCGAAGATGGGGCATGCGATTTGATGCATTTTGACGCACTTTCGGCTGTTTTTGACGTGGCTGGTGGGAGATGCCGGAATAGCCGGCTGCCGTGTGTTAGGTGATCTGCTAGCCATGCTTATTTGCGGATGCCGACGTACGGCAAACTGGGCACCTTTGGGAGGGGAGAGCGCTGTACGGAGATGTGTGTGGTAGTTTTTGATCTTTGTCGCCTGCGACGTTTTCTTTTTAGTAAGTTATTTAAAATATGTGATAATTATCCTCATGAAGCCTACGCCACTGACAAAAATACAAGATCTCCTTAACAAGCTGCTGCCCTACATGGATCAGCGAAATCAGTTGGATGCACTAACACTGAGACGATACAAAAAGGAAGCTGAAGCCAATTTGGGTTTTGATCCGTTTCTTGGATATCGCCTCATGCAGCGAATTGCTGTTTTAGAGTGGGATGAGGCAGGCGTGGATATGTATGGTAAAAATGCAATTTTAATTCATGACAATGTAGAGTCAAGAGGTGACTATGCAGTATCACTGCAGCTACTGGGAAAATTTGTTGAGGCATCTGAACAGGCCATCATCACCAGCGAGTATGCTCCAACCGTCCTAAGTTACCTTCATCGTGCAATTGGCATTTGTTTTAATGCTGGGATGCTTCGGCGTGCCGGGGAACTTTGCGAAACATACAACTTGCGCTCTCCATTGAAGCATCATGCTTACACTGATCCGATCACTGATGCCTCCGCAGTTCTAGAAAAAATTGGTGTCGATGAGGCGATTGTTATTGAGTGTAATCGACTCGCCTTTGCGCTTCTGCGTGAACGTAAAATTCCGTATTCGCATACCTACTTGGAAACAGATCCTGGGGATGAAACGATTATGTTTTTTGTAAGAGTTGATCGCACAACGAAGGAAGTCGAAGAACTGGATGTTGAACTCGGGGATCGTCTTTTTGAAAAAGTGCCGGAGTTTCATCCTGGTAAATATTGGGTGGGCTACGCAAAGGATAGGACGGCAGAATGAGTGTTACACATCAACAGATTATGGAAACTGCAGTCCGCCTGGCCGGGGACAGTGCATTAGGTCGTTTAGTATGCGAATCTGATCTCCGAAGCTCTGCCTCTAGAGCATATTATGCTTCTCTCCATGCTGCATTTGTTGCTTTGCCGCTAGATTTGGCACCAGATTCGAGTGCTAGAAGTAGCGGAAGTTCGCATATGGTGTTGATCGATGCGGTAACGCTGTGGGCAAAAAGTATACGTCCTGGACGGTCTGACGCAAGGGTTGTTGCTAGGAATCTGCAAAGATTGAAAAACATTCGAAAAAAGCAGACTACGAAATCAGTGAGATGTTTCCTGTCGAACACGCTTCAGATGCTTTGACAATTGCAGCCGAAACAATAGTATGCGCTGATCGAGCTGGAGCTTCTGCTCGGGCGCTTACTGCTTAGTGTTACTAGAAGTGCCCTGCAGCTGCATTTGTTATATTGCGAAGTCAAGATCAAAGTATCGAGGGCAGGTCAATGTAACTGTGGGGCGCGCACAAAAAAAGCTGTCATTTTGTTGTCATTCCTAGGCTAAAACAGCCCAAAAACAACCCAAATAATGACAGCCTTCTTCTTGCTAACTACTTGACTTTAAACAATTCAGTGGTGGAGACGGCGGGAATCGAACCCGCGTCCGCAAGCACTCTACAGACAGTTCTACATACTTAGCACTATCATTTAATTTAACTCAGCCAGCACGGATGTGCACGTTATGGGCAAGCGAGTTACCTATTATTTAGTCGGACGCTAAGTAACCCAGCATACGACGAGTCCCTGTAAATGACTCTAGAGCTTTTGACGGCCCACCCCAGGGACGAGGTGTTCTAGAGCTAACAGCGATTAAGCTGCCAGTGCGTACGAGTTATCGTTTGCAGTTAAGTTTTTTCTGGGTGTATTTACGAGGTAACCAGCCCTCGGTATGCCCTGCGCTGCTTTGCAACCCACGTCGAAACCAGGTCGTCCCCACAGAACCTTCATTGTAGCGCAATCTTCACACTCTTGCATGATGCATTCGCAGTAAACCATATACGGCCAGCTGGCGGCGGTTTCAAGTCCTTACGCCGCCAGTTGGCGCGCCTGCGCGGCCTTGACCACCGTGCTGACCAGCTCCAGCAGGGCTTGCGGCGTGTCCAGCAGGTGGTCGGCGTTCCAGTGCTGCGGCTCGACGGGGCCGCAGTAGCCCCAGGCGCAGGCGACCGTGCGCATGCCGGCGGCGCGGCCGGCCTGGATGTCGCGCAGGTCGTCGCCCACGTACCAGCAGTCTTCCGGCGCCAGCTCCAGGCGGCGCGCCGCTTCCAGCAGGGGGGCGGGATGCGGTTTCGGGTGCGCCATCGTGTCGCCGGAGATCACGCAGCCGGCGGCGCCCAGGCCGATCTGGCCGACCAGCGGGTCCGTGAAGCGGGCAGCCTTGTTGGTGACGACGCCCAGGCCAGGCCCAGGGCGCGCAGGCCGTCGAGATCACCGACCTGCCCATAGAGAGGCTGAGACTGCCAAGGCACACAGGGGATAGG